GCCCGCTCGGGGTCTGCATGAGGATCGTCGCAGGGAAGATCGGGACGTTGCCGGTCGTGCCGTCGGTCTTGTGGAGGTTCGCGACCGGCGCGCCTGGGTTTCCCGTCTGCGGGATGATGTCGGAGAAGAAGCGCGACGACGAACCCACGACCCACCAGAGGTCAGCCGGGTCCGGGATGCCCGAGGCGGTCTGGCTCATGAGGCCCGCCGGGAAGACGATGAGGTCGGTCTGCGCGATGCGTCCCGCGGTACGGTGGGCGGAGTTCTGGACCGAGTACCATGCGCCGTCGGTGAAGCGCAGAAGCCCGGGCCCCTCCCATTTCGTCCCGCCGTTGTGGAACGCGATCGGATCGGCGAGCGTGCAGCCGATGTCGGGCGTCGTGTCCGAGGGCAGGGAGTCGAAGCGGTTCATCGAGCCCGCGACGTACATGGGGAAAGGGTACGCGGTCGAGTCCGAGAACGTGTCGAGGAGACCGGCGTGGAAGAAGTAGTAGCCGGTGTCGACCTGGACGATGCCGAGCACGCGCCGGTCGGTGACCGAAATCCAGTAGTCCATCGACTGATCGAGCACGGGGACGTAGGCGCCCGCACGGAGGAGGTCGATCGCGCCGTCGTAGCGGCCCGGCGAGATGCCCGCGATCGAGGTCGCCCAGGCGCCCGCGCCGTTGTAGCCGGTGCCGCCTGCGATCTCCAGGCCGTAGGCGCCCGAGGCAGAGTCGAAGTAGGTGCGGATGCCGATGTAGGGTGCGTCGTTGCCGGTGACGTTCGTCGCGTGCGCGATCCATTCGTCGTTGTCCGCGCCGTTCACGGCGGTCGCGTAGCGGTCGCGCGTCCAGTTCCCCAGCTCGACGTCGTCGCGGATCTGCACGAGCAGATCGGCCATATCGGTCGCGGTGCCCGTCGTCCATGCCATGCTATCGGCCTCCTGCTGCTTTCGGGTTCTCGTTGATGACCTGGAGGACGGCGCGCTTCCCGCCGCGCGAGAGGATCAGCTCCTCGGCCTCCTGCTCGGTCTTCACGACTGCGACCATCGTCGGCCCGGCCTGGGCGTTGACGTTCACGTTCGGGACGATCCTACCAGATTCCTGCGGAATAAACAATTCCGGGCGGCGCTCGCCGACGATCGTGGGCTCTCCGGCCCGCACGGCCCCGCCGATCGCGTTGCCCCCGATGCCGAGGAAGTTCCCGAAGCTGGAGCCCCCGAAGGCCCCGGAGATCGCCCGGAGGAGGAGCATCTTGACGATCGCCTTCGCGATCTCGGCGGTCAGGTCTGAGAGGCCCCTCTTCAGGCTGCCGAAGAAGTTCCCGTCGAAGGCGAAGAGCGCGTCGGTGAACTCGGAGACCGAGCCCAGCACGAGCGCCTCGAAGGCGAGGTCGACCGTGCCGACCTGCGATTCGAGCGCCTCGATCTGCGACTGGAGCCGCGAGGTCTTCTCGACCTGGTTTTCGAGTTCCTGGTTCGCGCGGATCTTCGTCTCAAGCTGCTCCAGTTCGAGCGGCATGAGGAACTCGATCCCGGCCTTCCGCAGCTCGTTGAGCGTCTCTTCGAGTGCGATCTGCACCTCGCGCTCGTCGCGCGAGAGTCGGAGGAGCTGGTTCTGCCGGTCGAGCTGCGCGTTGATCTCGGCCAGCGGGTCGGCTGCCGCAGCGCCTCCGCCGCGCGGCGCGTTCGCGGGGCCGAAGACGCCCTGGGCGACCGTCGCCTGGGCGCCCGTGCTCGTGTCGAGCGCGAGCTTCTTCGCCCTGTCGCGAGCCCGCTCTTCGGCCCCGGCGAGGACGCGGTTCACGGCGTCGACCGCGGCCGAGCCCTCGAAGCCGGTCGCGAAGACGTCGCCGAGCTGCCGCCCGATCTGGAGCCCTCCTGCCGGGTTGAGGATGAACTCGATCAGGCTCTTCCCCTGGAAGGCGTTGCGGATCGCGCTCGGGATCTCCTTGATGACGAGGACGAGCCCGGTGATGAAGTTCAGGATGTCGTCGACGGTCTGCGCCGCGCCGAGCGCGAGCGTCCTGAACGAGATCTGCGTGCCCTGGAGTGCGGCGCCTGCTTCGTCTTCCATGAAGCGGAAGCCCCGCGTCCAGTTCTCGATAAAGGAGTTCAAGAGGTCGATCCCGACCGAGAGCGTCTCGTCGAAGACGTCGCGGAGCGAGGCGACCGAGTCGCCCGAGACCTTGATCTCGTCGGCGAAGAAGACCGCCGCCGCCGTCGCAGCCGCGAGCACGGTGACGATCGCGCCGATCGGGTTCGCGGCGATCGCAGTGCCGAGCGCGACGATCGCGGCCTTCACGAGGAGGATCGCGCCCAGGAGCCCGGCGGCTCCCATGACGCGCACGACGTCCTCGATCCGGTCGGCGACCGTGCGGAAGACGATCGCGAGCTTCTCGAAGAAGGTCTTCAGCGCTTGCTCCGCGCCGATCTTCCCGAAGGCGAGGATGATCGCTTCGAGCGCGGACTTCGCGCGGAACATCGCGCCGTTGAGGTTGTCGTCCATCACGCGAGCGACCTCGGCCGCGGTGCCTTCCGCGTTCTGGAGCGACTCGTCCAGCGCGTCGACCTCGTCGATCGTGCTCGTGAGAATCTCGGCCACGGCCGCGCCGCGGTCGCCGAAGAGTTGGAAGCTCGCCGCGGTGTCGAGGCCCGCATCGCGAAGCGTGCGGATCGCCGCCGAGAGCCCGACGTTCGAGAGCTTCACGTCCTCGGCCGCGACGCCAAGCTGCTGGAGGATCTTGAGCTGGTTCTTGTTCGGGGCTTCCAGGTCGCCGAGCACGCGCCTCAGGCCCGCACCAGCGAGCGAGGCCTGGAGGCCCGCGTCGGAGAGCTTCGAGATCGCGGCGGTCGTGGTTTCGAGCGAGACGCCCGTGCCAGCGGCCACGGGGGCGACGAACTTGATGGCCTCGCCGAGCTGCGTGACGTCGGTGTTCGCGGAGTTCGCCGCCTTCGCGAGGACGTCGGCCACGCGCCCGGCCTGGTCGGTCTCCAGCCGGAAGCCGCGGAGGGCCTGCGCGGTGATCGAGGCCGCCTCCGCGAGGCCGAGGCCGCCCGCCTGGGCGAGCCGCAGGGTGTCGTCGACGGTGTCGATCGACTCGGCGACCGAAAAGCCCGCCCTCCCGAGGAGGGTGAGCCCTTCGGCCGCAGCGGTCGCGGTGAATCGGGTCGTCGCGCCGAGTTCCCGGGCGCGGTCGGTGAGGGCCTGGAACTGCGCCCCGGTCGCGCCGGTCACGGCGGCGACGGTCGAGATCTCCTGCGAGAAGTCGCGGATCGTGTTCACGGTCGCCCGCAGCGCCAGGCCGACGCCGAGCGTCGCGAGGGCCGCCTTCAGCGCGCCGACGCCCGTGTTCGCCGTCCTGGCGGTCGTGCCGATCTTCGCGATCTCGCCCTGAACGACGCGTGCGCCCTTCGCGGTGACTTCGATGACGAGGCGTTCGTTCGCCATATCCTTACCCTCTCCGGAAGAGCGAGCCCCGGCGCAGCTCCTTGCGGGCGGCCTGGATCGCCTGCGCGGTCATGCCCTCCGGCGCCTGCCGGGAGCTGCCGCGGTCGAGTTCGACGGCGTAGGGGACGCCGTTCGCGATGAAGATGGAGCCCTTGCCCGGCGCCCACTGCTCGATCGTCTGGGCGCCCTGGGAGAGCGCGACCTGCGCGGGGTTGACGCCCGGCTGCCGGTTGCCCTGGGCCTGCGACGGGGAGCCCAGCGAGACGACCCAGTTCGCCCGGGCGCGGCCGGTGTCGACCGGCGTCGCGAGGACGGCGACCTCGTCTGCTTTCAAGGCCGCCGCCCGGACGCGCTTCGAGGCGTTTCTGAAGACGGTCCGCGAGAGCGCGAGGAAGCGCGCCGCGAACTCGGTCATTCCTCGGGAAGTCGCCATTCGGTGCTACCTCTTCCTGTTCTGCTCGTTGCAGTGGTCGACGAAGACCTTGTCCATCTTGCGGAGGACGAAGTGCAGCTCCTCGCGCAAGTCGTCGGGAAGTTCGTGTCGATCGGCCCAGGCCTCGATCGCGGACCAGGGGATGCGCCCGATAGAGCCGAAGCCGATCTGCCGTTCTGAGTTCAGATCCTCGAACGCGTGGTAGAAGAGTTCGAGGCCTGGTCGCAAGCGCGGCGCGTTTGCGATCTGCGGCGGAATGGGCCGCCGTTCCCGGCGGCACATTTGAACGATCTCGCGCTCGGCCTGTCCTAGTCCCAGATCATAGACTAGGACGGCTGCGAGTTTTTTGCGTCCTCCTCCTGGACCTTCGCCCTGAAGAGCGACATCTTCTGCGCCGCCTGCATGACGATCGAGAAGAGGTCGTCGAACTTCGAGAAGAGCGCGACCGCGTTCTCGACCGAGAACGGGATCGGGTTGCCGTCCTTGTCGTTGACCTCGCGCCAGTCGAGCACGACGGTCTCCGCGTAGCACTGGACGAGGACCTTCTTCGATTCCTCGTCGCTCATGATCTCCTCGATCTCGATGCCGCGGATGCGATAGGGGGCCGTGAGTTCGTTGAAGCGGGTCTTGAAGCGCTTGTTCGATCCGCCCGCGCGGGCGAGGGTGAACGTGCCCCAGGGCGTGTCGAACTCGATGCCGTTGCGCTCGCGCTGCTCGTCCATCTCGAACGCGTGGAAGGGTGAGATCTTGCCCATGTCGTTCTCCTAGTGTGAGGGGATGGAGGTGCCCGGCCTTGTCTCTTCCCCGCGCCCGACCGGGCGAAAGCGCGGCATCCCCCGGACCTCTAGCTGATTGCGCGCGCCGGGAGGTAGGCCCAGAAGCAGATCATCATGACGTAGTCGTGCGCCGAGCTGATCTTCGTCGCCCGCGAGCCCCGCATCGAGAGCGGGATCGTCGCGGGGTTGTCCTTTTCGAGCTGCACCTTGCCGTCGCCGAGCGTGATGAGCGGGACGTCGAGGGTCGTGCCCGTCTGCGTGTTCGACTGGAACGCGTGCGTCACGAAGGCCGCGTCGCTCACGTTGTTCACGGCGTTCTTCGCCGCGAAGTCGATGAAGTAGCCGGTCACGCTGCCCTCGACCACGAAGTTCCCGACGCTCACGTCGAACGCGCCGAAGACTCCCGCGGCCTCGTTCGGGCTCGCGTTGTTGTTGATCGAGAACGTCCACTCCTGCCCGTAGACGAAGAGCGCGGTCGGGTTCGCGTCGGCGGAGTCGTAGACGTAGAGCTTGAGCCGCTGGAAGTTCGAGGAGGTGTTGTAGATGTCCTCGGCCACGATCGAGGGACGGTTGCCCCCGGGCGACGCCGTCGGAGCGACGAGCGTGTCCTGCGTTCCTATGAAGCTGTAGTCGACGCCGAACTTGTCCGCGGTGCCGACCTGGAAGCTCGCCTCGTTCGGGACGAGCCCGTGGTTCCGGGCGTACTGCACCAGCGTCGGGGCCGCCGTGTCGGGGACGCCGAGCCGCTGCTCCGCCGTGTAGGTGCGCCGCACGATGTTCGCGCTCGTGCGGTTCTTCAGGATGCGCGGGCACCAGAAGACCTGGATCGTCTCGGAGCCGACCGGGTTCTCGGTGACCATCGTCGCGTCGGTCGCGTCGAGCGTGAGGTCGGTCGCCGAGATCGAGTAGATGCGGGCCTGCGTGTTGTTCGTCGCGTTGCCGGGGAACTGATTCCCGCCCGCGCCGCTCGTGTCGCCGCCGATCGAGACCCACTCGCCGACCGTGAGGCCCATCGTCGTCCAGTCGATGCCGCCCGCGGAGCGCAGGATCGGGCGCGAGCCCGAGGCGTCGATCTCCAGGTCGTCGGCCACTCCCTCGACGCCGACGTTCCAGAGCCGCGCGCCGTTCTCGCCGCCCGCGTCGCCCGACGGTCCCGTCTCGGTCGCAAGCGTGAGCCCGGTCACGGTGATCTCGTCGGCGACGCCGACGGCGGTCACGCGCGAGAGGCCGTTGTTCGCGGAGTTCAGGAAGCCCTCGGAGAGGCAGAGGTTCCCGACCTGCCAGAGTGCGTCGAGCCCGGAGCCGACGTCGTCGAACGTGTTCGCGGTGACGGTCGCGGTGACGTCTTCGGTGTCGGCCTGGCCGTAGTTGCCGCTTTTCTCGATGAAGTCGGCGAAGCAGAAGCCCTGGAGGAGCCTCCACTGCTCGCGGCGCCGGTAGTCGGTCTGGAACGCGGCGGTCACGCTCTTCCGGACCGCGGTGCCCTTGTCCTCCATCCGGTCGGGGTTGATCGGCTCCGACGCGACGGTCTCCACTTCGGAGCCGGTGTCGCCGTAGCTGTTGGGCTGGAACGGGAGCCAGTCGGGCGTCGCGGGAAGGACGCCGATCGAGGTTTCCTCGGCGAGCCGGAGCCCGGTCGCGTTGGTGTCGATCTTGAGTACGTTGGTCGCCATCATGTCACCTCTTGGTAGACGAACTCGGCTAGGACGTTGGTCTGGTACCAGTCGCCGGGCCCGCCGACCTCGACGATGCGGACGTGCCGGAACCAGATCCCCCCGGGCGTCGTTTTTCCCTGGAAGGCCTTCTGCGCGATACTACCAAGACTGTCGGCCAAACGCAAGCCCTTCCCAGGGGTCGTAAAGATCTGCACGGAAACCACGCCCTCGCGGTCGTAGACGCGGGTGCCGTTTGCGTCGCCCCCGGCGGAGGCCTGCGTGCCGCCGGTCTGGTCGGGGTTGTGCCGGAGCGAGACCCGAGCCCAGGTCGGAGCGTCGACGGGCTCGCCCGTCTCGGCGTCGGTCGGGACCGAGGCCTTCTTGCCCTCGTAGAGCACGGGCACGCCGTCCGAGAGGACGTCGGCGAGCCAGGCGGTCTGGAAGAGCGCGTACATTTCCGCGCGGGCATCGCCGCGATTCGTGACCGGCATCTTTAGCCTCCCGCCTTCGATGCGATGTAGAGCAGTGAGACCGCGCCCGGCTTCAGGGGCCGAACGCCCGCGAGTTCGATATGCTTGCCGTCGTCTCGGATGAGGTCGAAGGTCGTGAGGTCCTCGGTCCCGGCGTCCTGCGCCGCGATGAGGATCGTGCCGATCCAGGTCCGGTCGGCGTCGGGCTCGCCCGGGAGCGACTGCACGAGGTCGTCGAGGAAGACCGCGTCGACCGTGAGCGTGGTCTCGGCCTCCGAGGTCCCGTCGTCCTCCCACGGCTCGCCCGATGGCGCGGCCGCGGAGCGCTTGACGATCGTCACCTCGCGCCCGCTCTCGCGGATGAGGCGCTCGGCGATCGCCGCGAGGCCCGTGTAGTCGATCGCCATTCTACGCCCTCAGGAGACGGTTGCCGCCGACCACGAGTTCGCGGAGCTTCTGGTCCGCGGTCGGGTACTTGCGGAAGGTGAGCACCGAGCCGCCGCCCGCGTAACGCACTTCGAATTCGATCGGTCCGACCTTCTCGCGCTTCGACGCGAGCGGAGCGTTCTCGTCCTGGTAGGACGGATCGGGAGCCAGGTCGGAAGAGGCCGCGCGGATAGCGTACTCGGCGACGGCCTCCTTGACCTCGGTCGGGACGCCCATGACGACGGTGCCGTCATCCTTCTGGGCGTTGATGCGCGGCCACTCCATCGCCTGCGCCGAGACCTGCCGCGTCCCTCGCCAGCGGAAGCGGACGTCGAGGTAGTCGGAGGCCTTGACGATGAGGCCCTGCTTCGCCGTGTTCCCCAGGTCGGTCCACGTCGACGGGGCGCCGCCGCGATCGGTCCAGTAGGTGTTTACTTCAGCGACGCTCGCGTAGGCGTTCGACGTCGAGAGTCCGGTGCCGTCTTCGATAGTGTAAGCCATGATCTAGGTATTCTCCTTTCCGATGTCCTGCCTCACGGTCCACTTGCCCGCGAGCACGGTGCGCCGAGCGCTCACGCCGTCGGTCTGTTCAATGTCGTAGTAGTAGACGTCCGGCGTGAGGTCGGCCTCGTCGTCGGAGAGCTGCGCGATCGTGATTAGCCCGGTGCCGTTCGTCGTGACGACCTTCGTCCACTGCTGCGTCGCGGGCGTCGAGTTGCCGTCGGGCTCCTGCTCTGAGTTCACGGT